CAGAAATAGATAGAAAGCTTAAAAACTTTATTGGTTAATTTATAAAATTTTAAATAATTATGGCAAATAGTCCTGTAATGACAACTCTTCCTGCTTATGTGGAGCAAAGACGTCTCCCTCTTATTAAGGAAGCGGTTTTAAAAGCTAAGAGTGCAAGTTTGTTTAATCTTCAGACAGATATTAAAACTGATGCTGCTCTTAACCTGTTATCTACCGATGTTCAGTTCGGTGATGGTCTTACTTGTGGTTGGGATGAGGCTGGAACTCAGACTCTTTCTCAGAGAATTCTTAAGACTGGTAATATTAAGATTAATATGGCATATTGCGATAAGGCTATGCTGAAATACTGGACTCAGTATGCAGTTAAGGTAGCCGCTGGTCAGAAGACTCTTCCTTTTGAAGAGGATTTCGTAAATGCTGTTGTAGAGAACGTAAAAGAGGCTATTGAGATAGCTATCTGGCAGGGTGATACGGCTTCAGAAACTAATAACTTGAAGTATTTTGATGGTCTGCTTAAGATTCTTGCTGCTGATGCTGGTACTGTAGATGTAACAATTGCTGGAACATCTGCCTATACTGACATTATGGCAGTTTATAATGCAATTCCTGAGAAGGTTCTTGATGGTGCTTCTATTCTTGTTGGTGCTGATATGTTCCGTAAGTTCGTAAATGAACTTGTTGAGAAGAACTATTTCCACTATAGCGGAGAGAGCCTTAATGGTGAGATTTATCTTCCTGGTTCACAGGTTAAGGTTATTGCTGTTAATGGTCTTAATGGAACTGATAAGATTGTTGCTGGTCAGTTAGACAAGAACTTCTTCTATGGTGTAGATATGATGAACGATGAAGAGAAATTCGAATTGTGGTATTCACAGGATTTCCGCGAGTTCAGATTAGCTATTGAATTTAACGCTGGTGTACAAGTTGCTTTCCCTGACGAAGTAGTATTAGGCGCCAAGGCTTAATTTCAATAGATTTTATTAACTTCTAAATGATATTGAAATTATGGCTTGTTTAATAACTATCGCAGGAATCACACTTGATTGCCAACCTTCATTGGGTGGAATCAAACAGGTATGGATTACCCAGTATGCAGATGTTAAAAGTGTAACGGTTGATCCTGAGAGCAATATGATTTCAGCTATTACTCTTGAGTCTTCAGCTAAATGGTATAACTACCAATTTAGAAAGGCTACTGGTTCTCTAACCTCAACTTTAAATGTAGATGAAAGTGCTGGTGTTAATTATGTAAGTAATGAGCTTGCTCTTGTATTTACAAAGATGGAAACAGCAAAACGAGTAGAGATTGCAGCTTTATCAATTGGTCAGCTTGCAGTTGTTGTTGAAGATAGCAATGGTAAGTATTGGTTCTTAGGTAAAGATGATTATGTAAGCGCTTCCGCTGGTACGGGTGTTACTGGTACTGCTAAAGGTGATCAGAATGCTTATACTCTGACACTTTCAACAGATTCAGACTCTTATCCTTATGAGTTATCTGCAGAAGCTATCCAAAGCGTTGTAGGTGCTTAATAACAGAAAGAGGGGCGAGTATTAATTTACTTGCCCCTTATTTTGTTTATATACCACATAATGAATAATTTATATTTTATAGAAAAATAATATGGCAATAGTATTCACATCAGAACCAGTAGCTAAAAATACTACAACTAAAAATTTAGATTTAATTAAAGCTGCTGAATGTAAGTTACAAGAAAAATCAGTAGAATATACTCAAAATGCAGAGTTTGAAGTACTGCCAGATGAGGGATATGATGGAATGTCTAAGGTAAATGTATCTGTTGATGTAGTAGTTCCTACAGTTCAAGCTTCCAAAGCAATTACAATTACTCAGAATGGACCAATAGAGATTCTTCCTGACTCTAATTATGATGTTATGGAGAAAGTTGAAGCTACTATTAATGTGCCAACTTCTTCAACTTATGATATTACGCAAGCTGTAGTTAATTTATATAGGTTTACGGGAACATCTGTTCCTGCAAATGTTGTAGGTTGAGAAAATTTAGTTGATGGAAGATATAAATGTCAAAGATCAAACATTAAGGAGTTCACTATGCAATTGCCTAAATTAGAAGATGGCAGACATATGTTTACAGAATGTGCTGATTTAACATCATTCACTATTCCAATGCCTGAATTAACAGATGGGTCTAATATGTTTAGCAGAGGTACCTTATATGGATATAATAGCCTGAAAACACTTAATTTAGACGCTCCTAAATTAGTAACTACTACTAATATGTTTGGAGATTGCATTAGATTAACAGATGTAACATTAAACATTCCATCATACACATCTCAAGAAAGTTCAATAAATCCTATATTTTCAAAATGTGGTGGAATTACTAATATTACAGTAAACGGTGAACTTAGAGCAGGATTATATCTATCAGCAAGTACCAATCTTACTACTGATTCTTTAATGTCTGTTATTAATGCATTGGTTGATTTAACTGGAGAGGATAGCAAAACTTTAACATTAGGAGCTACCAATCTGGCAAAATTATCAGATAAACAGAAAGAAATAGCTACTAATAAAAACTGGGTATTAGCATAATGGAACATTTACATATTGAAACTAGCATATTTATAAAGTTATACTCTGATGAAGGATATTTTATCACCTCATATAAAGAAGGTGATGATATTAAAGAGTATAGTGCATCAACTATTTTATATTGCCCTTTAACCTTTGATACATCTATTTATAGGGTTATTGATGCAGAAACAAATGAAAGATATTTAAAAGAACAAGAGGAATCTTATAAAAATAAATAATATGGCAAACGAAACTGAAAAGACAATTCTTCCTTATCTTAATGTCCTTGAAGTTGAAACAATAGATAAGTCAAATGTGACTAAAGTTATTGTTATTGACAAGGATGATGAAGTTAAGGTTATGGATGGTTCTCAGTTAGCTACTAATAGCTATTTTGATCTTCAGGATAAACCTGAGATCAATAGTATTGAGTTAAATGGTAATATGACTTCGGAAGAGTTGGGATTAGCGTCATCTGAAGATATTGTTACTATTAATTCTGAGTTAGAGCAAATAAAGAGTACTATTCCAAGTGCTGAAAATATTGATAATCAGATAACTGAATGATTAGCTGATTATCCGACTAAAGAAGAGGTTACAAATGAAATTTCAGATGCAGTTGCCAATAAAGCTGATAAATCTGAGATACCAACAAAAACTTCACAATTAACTAATGATAGTGGGTTTATTAGTAGCTTAGATGGATATGCTACTGAAAAATGAGTTGAAGATAATTATCTTACAAAAGAAGCTACTGAAAGTGCAATAAATTCTAAACAGAATAAATTAAACCAAGGTGATGGTATAGTAATTGAAGAGAATACTATTTCTGCAGATTATAATACTATTCGTAACAAACCATCTTTAAATGGAACTGAATTATCTGGAGCAGCTTCAATCGTACCTGCCATTAATATTCAATCAGTCCCATCTAAAGTTACTTTAGCTCCTGTATTTGGTAATCAAACTGGAGAAGCAGTTGAACTTCCAATATATAATACAGAGACTAACCAAGCTGGTATTGTTAATGGCCCTCTATACGCACAATTAGCAGATAAATATACCAAAGCTGAAATTGATGCTTTAAATACAGCTATTAATAAAGAGATAGCTTCAAAACAGGGAACGCTTACAGCAGGAAAGAATATATCTATTATAGATAATGTAATCTCTGCTTTTGAGAATCATTTCTTACTTAATTTAGATGAGAATGATCCTGTAAGACAGAAACATATCTATGACTTTATTAGAACTAATCTGGACTTCTATTTATTCTGCCAGATTACATATAAAGGTGATATTATAGTTATTCCTGTTGCAACTATTGAACATCCTGAAACTATTGATTTATATGGCTATTATTTCCAAGATAATGATGTATTAGTAGTTATTAATGCAATCTTAGTAAATAATGGTAATATGACTGTTAAAGTTACTGAGATTGATCTTATTAATAAAGGATATACTAAAGAAGAAGTAGATGCCAAACTTGAGGAAAAACAAGGAGTATTTGCTCCTCAAGCTCCATTAGCTTTTAATGAAGATAAGACTCAATTATCTGTAGATTTATCTACTTATGCAACTAATGATAAGGTTAATACATTAGAAACTTCTTTAGAAGGAAAAATAGATCTAAAACAAGATAAAGGAGATTATGCTTTAAAGAGTGATATTCCAACTAAAGTTAGTGAGCTTACTAATGATTCTAACTTTGTAACTGAAGCAGAGGTTTCTGGAGATTTAGCAGGTAAAGCAGATAAGACTTATGTTGATGAGCAGCTTGCTACTAAACAGCCTGTAGGAGATTATGCAACAAAAACAGAACTTGCTGGTAAAGCTGATTCTTCTGTGGTAGAATCTTTATCTACTCAAGTAGCAACTAATACTTCAGACATATCAATTATTAAAACAAAGCAAGAAGAAGATGGAAATAAGATTGATTCACTTGATAAAGAGATGGCTACTAAGCAAGATTTACTTGTAAGTGGAACTAATATCAAAACAATCAATAGTCAGTCTTTACTTGGAGAAGGTAATATAGAAATTGAAAGTGGTTCTAATATTCCATTTCTATTTATAAATTCCACTACTCATCTTTCTGGAGATTTCGCTGCTGTTAAGAATGCTATAGCTAATAAAACACCATTTGAGCTTTATTATGTAAATATTCTAGGTTATGGTGATATAGCAGCTCCAGAAGTATGTTTTGTTTCAGGAGAAAATATTCAAGCTATTTTCCATTTTGAAAGTACTACAGCTAATCATACTGTAGTTCAAACTACTATTACTCCAACTGGAGTATCAGCAGATACTAGTTATCATAGTTATCAGGAGCAATTAGTCTCTGGGACTAATATAAAGACTATTAATGGTGAAAGTATTTTAGGAGAAGGTAATCTTGAAATATCTGGAGGTGGAGGGACTACTGACTATACTCAGTTAACAAATAAACCTCAGATTAATTCTGTTGAGTTATCTGGCAATAAGAGTTTATCAGATTTAGGTATTCAGCCTGCTGGAAACTATATTGAAGCTGGAACTGGAACCCAACCTCAAATAAATACTATTACTGTTCTAACTCAATCAGAGTATGATGGTTTATCAACTAAAGATCCTAATACACAATATTTAATTGTAGAATAATATGAATATTAGAGATGATTTAAAAACATTTTATGTAGGCGACAGACAAGGTACTGCTATTTATGTCGGCAGTACCAAAGTCTGGCCTATCAATCCTTGTAATCCACAAATAGTTACAGTTGCTAATCCAGTTCCTCAAGGTACTACAATAGTTGATCCTTGCAGTTATGTATTTAGCAGTTATGATGGAACTATAAATGATATACAAAGGGATTGAATGGGTAGAGGATCTGGTTCTAATTCTACAGTAATTAGCTTCACTGCTGATTTAAGTGAATTAGCCCTTAATATAGATGGTGTACCTCTTTGTAGTATTATAGGTTCTGCTCAAACATATGCAGATGTAAAGTTAAATAGTGGAGATTTAAGTAAAAAAGGAGGGTTTTTTAAAACATCTCATTTTGATCTAAATAACCAGGAGATTACTAATCTTAATGAAGCATATGGACGATGGGCTAATGAATCTCAATTTTGGGGTCAAATAATACATAGTGCTACTTTATCTAATGTTAAAATACCTACAACTACTAAAGAAGTAAGTGCAAATTATTTATTTATTGGAGTAAAAATAGATAATAATGATTTCTCTGTAATGAATAATTTTCAAAATCTTGTATTAGTAGATCCAAAATGGGCATTTGCAGAAACTAGTGATGGAGCTACTAATATAGATAATATAACGATTAATATTCCATTTAAAGGAGATTGTAATCATATGTTTCATAGAGCATTATATCTAACAACTATTCCAAGTAATTTTACCTTTACTGGAATTACAGATATAAGCTATATGTTTAGTACTTGTAGTAGGTTAATAGCTACACCAGAAATAGATTGCCATCTTGTTACAGATTGTACTAGTTTTGCGGCATCTTGTCCAGAATTAGTAACTGTAGGAGCTTTAAATGGATTAGGAGAGAGTTTAACTAAAGGAGGCGTTCTTTATTTTGCACAATCTCCAAATCTATCTACAGATTCATTACAAACTATAGCTGAATCTATTGGCACAGCAGTAGCCTCTTATACAAGTATATCATTCAAATCTACTGCATATGATAAATTAACAAGTGAACAGAAATCATTAATAGCTTCAAAGAATTGAAGTATAAATCGAGTTGCATAATTATGAAAATTGAAATTAAAGAAAAATATAAAGTAGTTAGTCCAGAAGAAGGTTATGTACTTACTAACTATAAAGAAGGAATGGATATTAAATTATACAGTTCATTTACTGAATGTATCTGTCCTTTAAGTTGCTATTTAGAGCATCTATCAGAAGTCTCTTTAGATAAGGATGCTGAATATAAAGAATTAGCTATTAAAGCTTCTAAAGAGTATGAGGAATCAATAAAAGTTAGATAATTATGATTATACTTAAGAACACTAAAAATACACAAACTTTTTATGTAAGTAAGAAATGTGGTATTGAATCTGGACAACTTCCTGTTGGTTCTTATACTAAGATTGAAGCAGATGAAAGATTCCAACCTAAAGGTAATTACATTTCTGAAGAGAAAGCAGAAGAGTTAATTAATACTAAAGTAACAGAAAGTATTGAAGATCAAGTTCCTCCTTTAGTAGATCAATCTAGAGATGCTAAGCTTGTTCCAATTAATACTGAGATTACTAATCTTAAAGGGGAAGTATTCCAAGCTAATCAACCTCTATCTTTACATAGAAATGGAGAAGGTTTGCAACTATCTGTAGATTTAAGTAATTATGCAACTAAAGCAGAAATTCCTGATACTAGTGATTTTGCTACTAAAGAAGAACTTACAGCTGTAGAGAATAAGATTCCTGATGTATCTGGATTAGCTACTAAAGATGAAGTTGCACTTAAAGCAGATAAAAGTGAGTTATCAAACTATGTAACTACAGATGCATATAATACAAAGATGACAGAGTTAGATGGAGAAATCTCAGCAATTCAAGCTCAGATTGGTAATATTTCAACTACTCTTGATACAATTAATGGTGAAGTAATCTAATATGGCAAATACAATTTCTGATAAATTAACGTATCTTGAAGGTACTAAGAGTGCCATTAAAGATGCTATTGTAGCTAAAGGTGTTGCTGTATCAGATTCAGATACCTTTAGAAGCTATGCAGATAAGATAGGACAGATTTCTGGAGGTGGTGGAGGAAAGATTAATTTAAATGATTATGGATTAACACTTGCATATTCTAGTATGACACAAGAGCAATATGATAATGTTACATATTCATTTGATGATCCTAGTTCTACAAAATGGTTTTTTCAAGACGCAAATTTAAAGGGCATAACAATAAATTTAAATAGCACATTTAATATTTTGAATTATGATTTAGAATATATTTTTTATCAAATCAAATGTTCTGATATTTTATTTCCAGCAGAAATATATTGTAGCAGTGCTAACTTTGCTTTTTATAATACTCAAATACAAGACAGTTCTCCAATAATTCAAAAATTTATTATTGAAGAGAATGGTAATTCTAGTTTTACCAATACTTTTGCATACTCTGTTATTAATGTAAATGAAATTGAGTTTAATAGTTCTAGACCAAGGTGTTCAATTCATATGTCTGGTATGTTTACTGGAGTTCAAAAAGATAGAGTGACAATATTACCAACTATGAAGTTTAATATTACGGGTAATGTAATTAATATGGAAATAGGAGGATTCTATGAACAATTACCTGATAATATAACTGAACTTCCTGAATGAGATGTTACAAGTATAAGTGCAGCAGGACAAAACTTTTCTAATTGGCCATTTTATAGCTGATCTTCCGATAATACTTATATAACTGATATGGGAGGAATAGTAGGGTTAAAAACGTATTTAGATTTAAGTAAACTGCCAAGTCTTAATTCTTTGACTATTGATAATATTCTAAATAAAGCTGCTGATTTAACAGGAGAAGTATCTCAAACCATTCAATTTGCAGCAGATGTTTATAATGCACTTACTGAGGAACAGAAATCATTAGCTGCATCTAAAAACTGAACTTTAGCAAGTTCAAACTAATTGTCAGTTTTTATTTTTTCTTAGTACTTTGAGTGAGTAAAAAACTTGACATTAAAGGAGGCTTAGGTCTCCTTTAATTATTTTAATACATTAGTAAATTAGTTTATATTTTAAGAAAAAGATATGTAAAACTAATGTAAATTGCTGTAAAATATGAATTATACTTTATTAATGCAAAATACAACTACTAAAGAAGTTTATACATTTAATCTTGAAAATCAGAATTATTCTGAGAATATCTACTATAAGTTTGATATTACACTTCAAGAAGGAATGAGAGACGGTGAATATCAATATATTTTATTTACTAATCCAAATAAATTTCAAGTTATAGTTGATGTAAACAATCCATTTAGATCAGAGTTATATGGCAATCCAGTTATTCTGGTTACATATAATAATACTCTTACTAATGGTACTCAGATATTAGTTGCTGGTAAACCAATACCTATATTGGGAACAGGATTAATAAGAATTGGAGATTATGAGAATAATAATTATCAATACGACAAACCTAATACATACGTAAGTTATGAGCGAAAATAAAACAAAAGTTCAGTTAAGTGCTATTGATCCATTTATTGCAAGTAATATCGTATTACCTACAGAAACTAAAGTGAGGGGAAAAGATTATGTAATGTGGGGAGAAGATAACAAATATCCATTATATCTATGGGATTTATATTTAAATGTTGCCACTCTCCAATCCATTATTAATGGTTCTGCTGACTTTATTGTTGGTAACGATGTTAAATGTAATGCTCCAGGATTTGAAGTAGTTGTAAACAAGAAAGGTGAAACAATAGTTGATATAATGAGAAAAATCACTATTGATAAGATGATATTTGGAGGTTATGCTATCCAAGTAATTAGAGATATGCTCGGAAGAGTTGCAGAGATATATCATATTGATTTTATGAATGTAAGGTCAAGCGAAAAGAATGATATATTATATTATGCAACTGATTGGACAGCTTGGTCTGTAAAAGCTATAAAATATCCAAAATTTGGAGCTGGGGATGAAAATCCAGCTAGTATATTTTATAATAAAGGTTATATAACAAGAGGAGTATATCCTATTCCTGTTTATGGAGCTGCTATTTTATCTTGTGAAACTGAGAAAAATATTAATGAATTCCATTTAAATAACATCAATAATGGATTTATGGGTAATCTTATTATTAACTTTAATAATGGGGAACCTACAGATGAAATTAGAGAGGAGATTGAGAGGAATATTAATGAGAAGTTCTCTGGTTATCAGAATGCTGGCAGAATATTGATTTCATATAATGCAGATGAGGCAAATAAGACTACTATTGAAAGATTAGATTCTGATGATTTTGATGAGAAATATCAATCATTATCTGAGAGAACCAGAGATCAAATATTCTGTGCCTTCAGAGCTAATCCTAACTTATTTGGAATTAACTCAGATTCAACTGGTTTTAATGAGCAAGAATTTGAATCTTCATTCAAGCTTTATAATAGAACTATGATTAGACCTATTCAGAAAGAGATTTGTGATTCATTTGATAAGATCTTTGGAATGCAGAATTCAATCACAATTTCACCATTTAGCCTTAATGAAGCTGATACTAAACAAGTTGAATAATGGAAAATAATTATAGAAATGTACTATTAATATCTGAAGATTATATAAAATCAGAATCCAATTTAGACAATAATGTTTCTGGTAAATATCTTCAGTCAGCAATTAAACTTGCACAAGATATTGAGCTTCAGTCATTAATTGGAACTAAGCTCTTAGAAAAGATTCAGAAATTAGTAATTGATTGAAAAGATCCAAATAAACCAGTTCATCCAATAGAACCTCCTATTTATGATCCTACTTCAATAGATGACCCAGAAAATCATAGATATAAAGAATTGCTAGATTACTATATTCAGCCTTATTTACTTTATCAAGTATTAAGTGAGATTACTATACCTATTTCGTTTAAGCTGAGTAATTTTGGGGTTATGAGGACTGATGATGAGAAAGATTTAACTTCTGATATTAGCCAAGTTAATCTTATTAAGAAATATTATAGAGATAAAGCAGATTTCTTTAAAACTAGATTGCAAAATTGGGTAATTACATATTATAATGATTTTCCTGAATTGTATTCTTATAAACCTCTTAAAGATATGTATCCAAATATGTATTCAAGTTCATCTTGCACTATTTGGTTAGGTGGAGCTAGAGGTAAAGGTTGGAGATATAATTCTTGTGAAGGTCCTCTGCAAAGAGCTTATGATTTCCCTTCAAGTGATAACAATAAAAAGAGTAAGTAAAATGACGTATTTTGAATTAATAAACAATTTAAAAGCTTGTGCTCTTGAAGAACCCAATATTAATTTTGTAGGAAGTAAGGATATATATGAACTTAATAGTATCCCAACTATTGAATATAATGTATTTTATATAACTCCAAATACATTTAATATGGATGAGGATACTATTACTTACTCTTTAAATCTCTATTTTATAGCAAGATGGGATGAGACTGATAATAATCAGCTTGAAGAGCAATCAGCTGGAATATTAGCATTAACTAATATAATTAACCGATTTAATAACCAATATCCAGAAGTTGATATTTCTTATCCTTTAATTTTTACTCCATTTTATCAGAAGTTCAAAGATATTTGCACTGGAGTATTTGTTAGAGTTGATTTAGCTGTAGACAACACTCTGGGTACTTGTTCTGATAATATGTAATGGAAAATAAATTAAACTGGTTTGGAAAGGTATTAGAATGAGTAGATAAATATGGACTGTGGGAAATAATTAAAGGTGGATTTGGATTTATATTTATTTCTTATGTAATAATTATAAGTACTAATCCAGGAATAATATATGATAAAGTTGTAAGTTATATAGAAACAGTTCATAATACTAATCAAGTAATACGACAAGAAGCGGATCTTAAGGTTAGATATATCCTTAAAGACCTTTTAAATGATACGAATGCAGATAGAGCTTGAGTTATTGAGTATCATAATGGCACTTCAGGATTAGGAGGATTACCATTCACTTATGGAATTATGAATAGTGAAGAAACAGAACCTGGAGTTGCTCCAGTTTCAAGTCACTATAAAGACTTCCTATTATCTGATTATTTATTTATATTGGAAACATCTAAAAAAGGAGGATGATTTGGAGATGTTGAAGATATAAAGGAATTAGATAGAAGAATGTATTATACATTTAAATCTAATGATGTTAATAAGATTGCAATATTCTATTTAAAATCAGAAGATAGAGATATTGGAATTTTAGGCTTATCTTATTGTGATAATGAGATGCCAGTTGATACTTGAGTAAAACTAAGAGATGCAGGAATTAAAGTAAGTATAATTTTAAATAAATAAGTTATGAAATATTGGATGAAATATTTAATAGCAATAGTAATTATAATCTTAGTATTTTTAATGGTAAAAGTAATTCCATTTTGGATTACATTAGTACTCATAGCACTTGGTGCAGGATGTCATTTATTTTACCGTTATACTATGCTTAAAGATATTATTAAATAATGAAATATTTTACTATTAGTGAATTAACAAGATCTGATACAGCTTCTATTAAGAAGATAGATAATACTCCAAATAAAGAGATTACTGAACACCTTATAGAGTTAGTCGAGAAACTTTTAGACCCATTAAGAAGTGATTGGGCAGAGTATTGTGATGTTAATCGGTTGGGGAATCCAGCAATAAGTGTGAATTCAGGTTATAGATGTAATGAGCTTAATAAAGCTGTAGGAGGATCTTTGACATCTGCCCATCTAACAGGATATGCAGCAGATATAATTCCAAGTAACGGCCAAATGAAAGAATTTCAGGTTTGGATTACTGAAGCTATTGAAAAGTATGATTTTGATCAACTTATTTATGAGAAACCTAGAAATGGAATAGCTAGTTGAATTCATTTAGGACTGAAGAATAAAGAGGGTTTGCAGAGAAGACAGAAATTTACAATTATATAATTATGGACTCCAAATCAAGTAAACTGCTTCATAAGACAAAGAAGAAAGTAAGAAGTGAAGAATATTTAAAGTACCAAAGATATATAAGATCAAAGGATTTTAAGGCCATTAGAGAGCAAATATTATTGCGGGATAACTACCACTGCCAAACTTGTAACTGATGTGTTCAGGAAGGCGGAAATAGGTCTTTATCGGTACATCATAAGACGTATGAGAATTTATATAATGAGCAGGAACATTTGGAAGATTTAATAACATTATGTTCAGTTTGTCATAAAGCTATTCATTCATCGGTTAGTAATTATCAAAGATTTAAACAGAAATAGGAGGGTTTATGCCCTCCTATTTTCATTTATTCCATCATTTCAAATAATTTATCATCTTCTTTAGGTATTAAATCTCCTGTTTGTAAGTCTACTAAAAACTTACTATTTTCTGGTATTACATATACATAATACACTCCATTTATACATACTTTATAGGTTTGGTATTTCATATTAATCAGTATATGTTGCATTAGTAATTTCTGGTTTTGGCATTTCTTCTACTTCTTCCCAAACTAAACCTCTATTCTGGTTTGCTAGTTGAACTATTCTGTATTCTAGTTCTTCAAGCTTTTTAAATAAATGATCATCCATAATTAATCAAATTTAGAAATAAACATATAATCTTTATTTTTTAATACTTTGTCTATAATATCACCAAATCTTTTAGTAGCCTCTTTACATTCGAGCATTCATTTATCCAATTCTTTAATATACTCTTCTGTTTGTTTTATTGTTTCTTTAATATCACTTTCCATATCACAAATATAATATTTTTATTTATTAA